GAAGCGGCCCTTCGGCATCGCCACGCCTTTCGCTTCGCCGACGTTGCACGTCGGGCTCGCGAAGTCGGTGCCGTCGTAGCGCTTGAGGGTGTTTTCCTGGTCGGCGATGTAGGTGTAGGAGGCCGAGGGCGTCCCGAGCTTGGCGAAGGCCAGGTGCTTTTCGTTGGTCGCCGCTTCCTTGCCGGCGATCTCTTTGCCTTCGGCGTTGAGCGGGTAGAGCGTCGAGCCGCGACGGGCGAGGAGGCGGGTGAGCGAGTGGCCGAAGAGGACGTCGTAGCTCGAAGCGGCGTCGGCCGGCGAGAACGCGGCCGCGCCCTCCCTCGAGCGCAGCGTCGACAGGGAGTTGTCCCAATCGACGTCGAGGATGTCGATCGCGTTGTCGGCGCCGACGTCGTCGAGCGGCTTGTTGAGGATCAGCCCCCCGAAGGTGGTGAAGGGGATCGGTTTCGGCGCGGTCGGCACTACTGGTAGTCCTCGGCGCGGCCGGTGCGCGACAGGCGCCGCTCCTTGTCGTAGTTGGGCTTCATCAGGGCGTGAACCATCCCCTCGCGCTCCTTTTCAAAGTCCTTCCACGCTTCGGAGGCGGCCTCCCAATTGTCGGTCGCCTTGTAGACCTTCACCCTGACTCGAGTGACGATCAGATCGTGGTAGTCGGCGGGGATGATCGGTTCTTCTTCGTCGGTGAGCGCCACCGGCACCTTGCGGTAGCGCACCTTGAAGTTGCCGCCGCCGCTGGGGAGCGGGTAGACCTTGATCGTCGTCCCGTTCTCGGTGTACCAGTAGGCGGCCTGCCCGCTGCCGGCGAGGGTCGGGTCGATGTTGAGGAGTTGGTTGATCGAGGCCGGTTCGATCGGGTTGCGGTTGGTGACGTCGGTGACGGCGACGACGTGCCCCAGGTCGGCGATCGCCAACGGGGCCGCGCCTTCTTTTTCGGCGAAGAGGAACGGCCAAGGTTTGTGGTCGCAGAGCTCGCGGATCGCCTGCTGAATCCAGCGGTTGAGCCGCGCTTCCCCCCCGGTGTCGTTGGCGATGTTTTCGGCACCGAGGGCGATGATCTCTTCGCGAAGTTCTTTTCGATTCAAGTCAGGCCCCCGCCGGGAGTACAAGCCCCGAGTCGGACGTCTTCGGGAAGCTCACCCCGCCCGCGTAGGGAACGTGGGGGGCGTCGCGACGATCGGTGCGGCGATCGAGGCTGCCGTCGCCGCGGACCCGCTTGAGCGCCCGCCAGTCGGCAGCGATGTTGTCCTGGCGCCCCTCGCTCTCGGTCAGGGCGGCGCGAGCTCGGGCGCGCTCCTCGTCCTCTTCGCCCTTGCGGAGCTCCTCGAGCGCGCCGTTGCGCCAGAGGTCGGCCGCCTTGAACTTCTCGACCCAATAGAGGTCGGGCTCCGCATAGGCCCAATCAGGACCGCAGAGGGCGAAGTAGGCGTTCCTGGGGCGCGTGAGCAGCTTGACGTGCCAGCGGCCGGGGATCACGCCGGGGGCGCGGCTCCGCGGATGCAGCTCGCCGGCCCGCTCGGCGATCTTGACCACCCGAATGCGATCGTCGATCTGACGCAGCTCGCGCTCGAGGGCCTCCCCTCCGGGCTCGCCCGTCTCCATCTTCTCGGTGAGGGCGTCGATCGCCCGCAGACGCTCCTCGCGGCTGACGGGGACGTGGAGCCCGGAGGGGGTAACAGGCATCGGCCTAGCTGCCCCAGGCGACGACCTGCACGACGACTTTGGAGGCGTCTTTGGTGTCGGCCAGCTCTTTCCCGGTTTTCGCGTCGAGCAACTTGAGCTTTTCGTTGGCGACGTCGTAATCGGCGTTGGTCACGAGGAGTTCGGCAGATTCGCTGCCGTGGACGACCTCGGCCTGCGCGAAGACGACGCGCTGCAACCCGAGATCCTCGGGGGCGACGACCTCTCCCCCGGTCGGGTAGCTGTTGTCGAAGGTGATGCGGGTGACGGTGCGCTTCTCAGCGCCGGGCACCCGAGGAGCCTGTACGCGGGAGATCCCGATAGCCGCCAGGGCGGCGAGGAGCAGGGCAACAAACATCGTGTGCCTCCTTTTGGTGATTTCGGTGTCAAGCAATTTTTAGAAAGCCTGCAAAACACACACTTCACTTTCAGAAGTCCGTGCGTGAGGCGGTCGGGAGTGAAAAGTGCGTTTGAGAAAATGTGTACTCACACCCAACCGAAGGGAGCACACATGAGCGAGGAAGTGAACCCGGCAATCGTCGAGCGGCTCAACCAGTTCATGCGGGAAATGGGAGCGGTTTCCGCCGCCCCCTCTTACCGTTACTTCCAGGGAGCCAACGGCAACATGTACTGCTGGACGACGGAGCGGGCCGATCAGACCGACGACGACCCGAAGGGCTACTTCGCGAGCTTCATCTACCGCGGCTACGGCAAGGGCTCGAGGAGCGGCAAGCCGAAGGCGTGGAAGCCCGATATGAAGACGATGCGCCGGCACCGCAAACGCAAGGACGCGAAGGCCCGCGCGCTCAAGATGCTGCGACGCGACAACCCGGCGTGACGCAGAAGAGGGGCGCCCCGGTCGATGGGGCGCCCCTCGAGCTGCTAGTTGAGCGCGGTCGCGGCCGCGTGGGTGTTGCGCCGCGTCAGCGCGGAGTTGAGCCGCCAGTAGAGGGCACCGCGGTAGTGCGTGGTTCCCTCGATGTAGCGGATCATCTCCGAGCTCGCCCACTGCGGACCCTGCTTGCTCCGAATCGAACCGAGGTCCGATTTCTTGAGCATGAACAGGCACCGATCGGGGCAGTCGAAGTGACGCTCGATCGGAGTGCCCTGCGGGGTGGTGAGCCCGTTGCGCTTGCCGGTGTTGTAGCTGTCTCCGGCGTTGAAGCGGACCTGCGCCTGGAGTTCTTCACTCAGGATGCGGATCTGCTTCGCGGAGGAGATGCACCAATCCGGCTCCTCGCCGGAGCTCTGGAAGACTTCGTCTTCGAGCTCGTAGACGAGGGACGTCGACACGTCCTGCGCGGTGTCGTCGATGAACGCCGCCCAGGACGGCACTTCGGCGGGGTCGATGCCTCCGTAGGCGACTTCGTCGCTGAGCATCGCCAGCAACCCGTCGACCTCGAAGGATTCTTCACCGTCACGCGCGTTGGCGATCGAGACGAAGAATTTGCCGTCTTCTTCGGTGTCGAAGGCGGCGCCGGAGATCGTGATCGTTCCGTTTTTGACGGAGACGGCCGTGATTTCCCGCTTGTCGCCTTTTTCGTCCTCGGCGGCTTTGGTGCCGATGTCGACCTTGAGGCCCGGGTACAGGTGCCCGCGCTTCAAGGCCCCTTTCCCGGTGGAGTCGAGCGTGAAGGTCGTGACCGCACCTTCGCTGTCTTCCAGCGAGCAGATGATGCCCGAGCCGTCCGAGAACAGCCCGCGCTGCAACTGCCGCTTGATGCCGTCGACCGCACCCGTCCGCTCGGCCTCGACCCCCTTGGACAGAGCCAGGGCAGACGTTGCCGATTCGTCGATCACGGCCGACTCGATGATGACGTCGAACCAGTTGTGCGAGTAGAGGTAGTCCGCCCGCTTGGTGACGATGTTGGTGCCTTCGTTCAGTTCCGAGGAACCGTTACGGGACACCGCCGAGTAGCCACCCGAGAGCCCGGTACGGACGGCGACGCGGCAAGTGTCACCGTTTTCGCCCTCGGGGGTGAGTTTGACGAACTGATCGAGCAGCGGGCTTCCTACGAAGACCGAGTTCTCGATCGAGTCCGACAAGAACGTGTCCTTCATGACGGCCCGGAAGGCCGTTGCGTTCTGCATCAGAGCTCCTAGTCGTTGAGCGAGGCCAACGCCGCTTCGGCTGATGCGAGCCCGATCTCGGCGCGGTCCTCATCTTTGTTGACGTCGAGCGCCTTGCCGCCGGGCCTACCACCCGGTGCCCCACGTCCCGGCTGCGAACGCTGCTCGGCCCATTGCTGCTCGCGCTGGGCCAGCCACCCCTTGAGCAGGGCGGCCGCAGCCTCGTAGTCGGGCAAGCCGTCCGGGCCGGGGGTCGCCTCCGCTCGCTGGCGGATGATGGCGTCCTCGTACTCGTCCAGCTCGCGGCCCCACTCGCCCTCGATCCTCTCGAGTTCGGTGTCAGCCAGGTCGTCGAGCGCCTGCTCGACTTCCGCGGCTTCCCTCTCCTGCTTTTCCGTCTGCCGCTCTCCCTCGAGAGTGGCGAGGCGAGCCTCGAGCTCGTCCTCGTCGCCCTCTTCGAGCAACTGACGCAACTCGTCGTCGACCTCCCCGCCGCCCCGCGCGGGCGCCTGAACTCCGAGGAGCTCGAGCGTCTGCGGGTCCGACAGGTCGATCCCCATGAGTTGCAGGTAGTGGGGCATCGTTGCGGGGTCGCGCAGCCCTTCGATGAGGGCCTGCGACTGTTCGGCTTCACGCCTGGCCTCAGCAACTTCGGCGCTCTCGGCTTGTCGCCGCTGCGTGTACTGACCCTGCCACTCTTTTTGCAGGGCCTCCACGTGGGGGCGGGCCTCGGGCGGGACGTTGTTGAGGTCGAAGGAGCCAAGAAACTCCTCCTCAGAGCCGGGCTCAGCACCGCCGCCGGGCTCTCCCTCACCACCGGGCTCGACTGCTGCCGGACCCGCGCCCGGCTCGGCTCGGTTAACGAGCGTCCCCGGAGGCATGGCCGCGGCTTCCGCCGGCCAGTTGGCTTCGAGACTCGGCGCGATCGCAAGGATCTCGTCGAGCATCGGGAGGGTGTCAGATACGGCCTTGTTCCGGTCGAAGCCGGAGGGCTGATCTTTCATCGGTGATTGACTCCTTTGGTGTGTGTGGGGCGCTCGGGAGCGCTTGTCCACTGTTTAGACGGAGGGGGATCTGCCGATCCCCTTGTTCCGGGTAAGTGTGTTATTCGGCCGCGCCGGGGCCAGGGCCTTCTTCGCCTGGCTGAGTGCCGCCGGGGGCCGGGCCGCCGCCGGGGAGGGACGGCGAGGGCTTGGGTTCGGGTTCCTTGCCCGCGTTCACCATCCCCTGTTCTTCGGCAACCTGCGTCTGCACTTCTTCTTCGCGGACCTTGGCCTGCGTTTCGAGGTCGAGCAGCTTTTGGTAGTAGAAGAGCGAGGCGTCCTTGACCTTGCGCGGGGAGCGATCCCAATCGTCGGTCTTCATCCAGTTCTCGATCGCCGATTTGAGGACCGGCAGGGAGTCGAACGGGCGCGGCAGCCAACCGGGGACCATCGGGCGGCCGCCACGTTCGCCGAGCGGCAGCGTCGGGTCGCCGCCGATTTCCTCGAGCACTTCCTCGCCGGGCAGCGCCGGGCGCATCGGCTGGTTCCAGAAGGTGCCGTCGCGGAGCTGCTCGATCACGCGGTGGGCGCGGCCGATGTCCTCTTCGTAGCCCTGGATCAGTTTCTCGGGGTGGGCCGAGTTGAGGGCCTCGATCACGACCTCGGGCGGGAAGACGCCGGGGAAGGTCTGGACGAGCTGCATGATCCGCTGTTCGATCTGCTGGCGCGTCTGCGTGTTGGCGGCCGACTGCTTCACGGCGACGTCGGTTTGGTCGCGGATGTCGGCCCCGGTGAAGTCGCCTACGGGTTCCCAGCCCGTCGTGCCGCGGAACTTCAAGATCCGGTCGGCGCCGTATTTGCGCTGGGCGATCACGAGGCAGTCGGACATCAGGCCCGAGCGGAAGCGGTCGAAGTCGTCGACGAACTTCTGCCAGGCGACGCGGGAGAGTTCGACGACCGAGTTGATCGCCGTCCCCGATTCGACTTGGTTGGGGATGTCCTGGTCGAAGGAGATGTCGGTGAAGCGCTGCTTGGCGCGGTCTTCCATCTCGAAGAGCTCGGAGGGGAACTGGATGTTTTCGCGCCATTCGGGCTTTTCCCCGTTGGCGAGGGTGCGGTCGTACTCGAGCACGAGGCCGGGCTCGTCGGTCGGGTCGGTGAGCAGCACTCCCTCGGCGGCGAGGATCTGCGCGACAAGGCCGATCTGGCTGTACTCCGACTGCTTGTTGATCGCCTGGTCGTAGCTGCGGACGACGTCGACGATCTTCTGCACGAGCCCGCGGGCGCGATCTGAGGCGCCGTCGACGTCGTAGATCAGCCGGCGCAGGCAAGGCACGTCGACGACCTGGCCTTTGCCGTCGACCATCGGGTAGTCCTCGTCCTTGAAGATCTTGCGGCCCCCGGCGTAGGTGCCCCAGCGGCCTTTCGGGTACTTGGGACAGGGGCGCTCGAAGTATTCGGTGACGATTACGAGCTTGGCGCCCTTCTTCTCCCGCGCCGTGCTGCGGCTCGAGATGGTGGCGGCGTCGGGTTGGAGTTTGCCGTTGGGGACCTTGAGGAAGCCGGGTTCGTCTTCGAGCTCCTCGATCGAGCGCGCGTGCTCGACGGCGTACCAACGGCTCTTCTCGAAGTCGACGCCGGGCTCCCAGAGAACCTCGAGCCCGGAGTAGATCACGAGCTCGATCTCGCCACGGCCGCGGAACTGCGGGTTTTCGGGGTCGGGCTGCCCGCGGTAGGGGTACTGACCCGAGCCGGGCGGCTCCTCGACTTCGGCTTCGGGGTGCTGGGAGACGTCGATGTAGGGGCCGACGTTGCCGTTCCAGACAGCGCGGCCGAAGGCTTCCTCCGTCACCATCGCCCACCACAGGGCTTTCGTCTCGGCGTTGGGGAAGCCCCACAGTTCGTAGCCGGCCTTGGCGAGCCGCATGGCGATCCTCGAGGCGGCGTAGTCCTCGGGGTCCGACGTCACCGCCGTCGACTCCCATTCCGGTTCGCGCTGCGTCGCGGAAGAGATCTTCCGCTTGAGCATCGGCGAGATGATGTCGTGCGATCGCCGCACCCGGTGGTCGGGCTTTTCGCCGCCCTGCGCAGCTACCGACGTCGAGATGTCGGTGAGTTTGGTGCCGGTGTCGTCGAGCTCGGAGAAGTGGTTGCCGTTAGCGAACCGGATGCCGAGCTGCCGGCGGGCGACGACTTCCTCGAGCCCGGTGCGGCCGCGCTTGAGACGCGCCTCGACGTCGGTAGGGACGACTTCCTTGCCTTTGACGTCCCCGCTCTGCTGATCGGGGGTGGCGACGGCGTCAGCCACTCTCTACCTCGCCCTCGGCCGCCCGCTCGGCCTGGCGACGCTCGCTGCGCGCCTGGTAGGCGGCATCGTCGTCGGCACCGATCGGTTTACGCGGCACGTAGGGCCGCTCCCGTCGCGCCTCGAGCGCAGCGTCGGCGACGGCGACCTCCGGGGCTTGGATGCGCTGGTAGAGCTCCCGGCGCTCCTTGGCGGCCCTCTCGCGCTCCTCGGCCAGCTCGGCGCGCGCAGCGGCCGTCTCCGCGCGGCTGCGGGCAAGCTCCGCGGCCGCCGTGCGGCGGTCGCGCCTCGCGCTCCACTCTCCGTAGAGAAGGAGCGCGAGGAGGCCGAGGGTGGCTGCGAGGATCGCGATCACTACTGGACGAGCCCGAGTTTTTCGAGGGCTTCGCAGAGTTCTTTCGCCGAGACTTCGGCGGCCGGTTTGACGTTCGGCCGTTCCGCCGGAGCCACGCCGAAGAAGCCCACTTTGGTCCCGTCGTGGTTGATGTCGCCCTCGACTTCGACTTCGCCTTCGGCGTGGAGCTTGCCGCCGACCGTGGCGGCGCCGGAGAGCGTCGTGGCCCCGGTGACGACGGCGGTGCCGGCGACGGAGAGATTGTCGTTGACGTGGACGCTGTCCATTTCGCGGACGTTGAGCTCGGTCGAGCCGGCGGCGGTGACGAACCACGCGCCTTCGGTCAGTTCGACCGATTTGCCGAGTTCGAGTTTGGTGTCGCCGGAGTCGACGTCGGGCGCGTTCTTGTGAAAGCAGTCGCGGCCTGCGGCGTTGAGGACTTCGACCGGATGGCGGGAGTCGGCGGCCACGTAGGTCGCCTCGTCGCTCCTGATCGTGATTCGTGAAGCTGACATCTGTTTCCCTCCTAGTTGAGCGGCGAGACGCCGACGCTGTAGGTCCATTTCCCGGCCGCCGAGTGCGTCACTTTGACGCGCCACCTACGCGGCAGCGGGAGGGCCTGTACCTCGTGGTTCCCCACGGCGGCCGTCTCGGCACCGCCGGGGTAGACGGTGAAGCAGAGCGTGGTGCCGGCGCCGAGTTCTTCGCCTTTTTTGGAGGCGGCGAAGGCGGTGATCGGGACGTACTTGCCCGAGGAGGGGTCCTTGGCCTCGACCTGCAACGTGAGCGTTTCGTTCGCGTTGGGGGCTTTGGTGATGTCGAGGGTGATGAGCGCGCCGCGCGTACCGGCGCCGGTCGTGACGTCGTCGCTCGACGTCGTCGCGGTGCGCTCTACGGACTCAAGCAGGGTGCCGTTCATTTCGTCTCCTCCGGGGTCAGGGCCGCGCGAAGCTTCGCTTCCGCGTCGGACAGCGCTTCCTTGCCGGCGACGATCTTCCGCAGCCGGCCGGCCTCGGCGTTGGCCTCCTCGAGCTCGGCCTTGAGCTCGTCGACCGCGGCCTGGCGCACCATCCCGCACTTCTCGGCCGCGACTTCGACCTTCTCGCGGCGGACGTAGATGTGCGGATCGGTGCCCTCGTAGTCCTTGCCGAAGTCGACGACCTCGCCATCGCGGCGGCCGGTGACGACGCACGTGTGCGGCGGCTTGGAGTTGTGGGCGGGCAGGGTGAGAAGTTTCGGGTCCAAGGGGTTCCTTTCAGGTGAAGCGGCCCATGACGGTGCCGCGTCGACGAGGTGCTGGTTTGTAGGGCGGGGCGGTGCCGGGCACCCAGGCTTGCTGCCGGGAGCGGCGAGGTTTGCGCTTGACGGGGACGCGGCGCTCCATGCACAGGTAGCGGAGCGCGTCGCAGGCGTGGTCGTCCTTCTTGACCACGCCGAAGCTGCCGTCCTCCTTGGGCTTCTTGCGGTATTTCCGCATCTGCTTGATGAGGTTGGTGCAGCGGGAGGAGATCACGATCAGCGGGAAGGGCTCCTTGCCGTCCTCGCCGTCGATGTGGTGGATCAGCCGGCGTTCGACCTCCATGCAGCCGGCCTCGACGTCGTGCTTGCCGTAGATCACCGGCACCCCGGCGGCGATCCATTGCTCGCCGACGCGCTCGCCCGAGCCCAGGTCCCTCGAGCGCGCGGCCGGGTCGATGATCGTGTACTTGCAGACCTCGGGCAGGCCCCAGCCTTCGCGCTTGGTGGCGATCGCTTCCGCCGCCTGCTCGGGGACCGCGGCCCGGCCGGAGAGGGCAAGCTCGTCGTAGATCACGATCCGGTTGTGCTTGTCGACGCCGCCGAAGAGGATCGCCGTCTGCACCTGGCCGGGGTCGATCGAGTCGAGATGTTCGAGGTTGCCGACGAGCTCCTTGTCGATCCACTCCTCGGGCACGACGTGGATGTGATCCTCGGGCCGCGGCTCGAACGCCTCCCAGACCAAGCCTTTCGCGTTGGTGAAGGAGCCTTCGATCACCGCGGCGCGCTGGTCCCCGCGGATGCCGGCGATCGCGTCTTCGCGGCCCTCTTCGTCGATGTGCGGGTTCTCGTAGATCGACACCTGCACGAGGAGCAGCCCTTCGCCCTCGTTGAGCCACACCCGCTCGGAGATCTGCTCGCCCTCTTCGACCGCCTGCTCGTGGATCTCGTCGAAGACCCAGCCGAGCTTTTCGGAGATCGGGGTGAAGCCCCAGAGCATGTCGCCGTGGTAGTCGGCGATCCGCATCCGGGCCTGGTTGTAGATCCGTTCGCCCTCTTCCGTATCGGGCGGCTCCTCGTCCCAGACGATGCGGTGACGGGCCGAGCCGCCGTGCTTGGAAGCCGGCTGTTCGGTCGTCATGAAGTCGAAGAAAGACCCGTTGGCGAAGTAGAGGATGTGGTCCTTGTCCTTGTAGGCGTTCTCCCACGAGCCACCCTTCAACTGCGACGGCGGCACCCACTCTTGGATCGCCTCGACGAGCGATTGGAAGGGCTTGCCGTAGTCGGGGGTGATGAAGCGGCATTTGAACTTCGTCCCCTTCGGCCAGATCCGGTAGGGCATCAGCTCGGGGGGGATCGCCTCGACGTCGACCGCCTGGATCAAGCAGTCAACGGCGGTGGCGGTGGACTTGCCGGAGCGGTTGCCGCCGACGAAGGCTTTGGTCTTCACCCGGATCTCGTGAAAGATCTTCTGCCGCGGGTGGGGCACGTAGCGGTAGAGGGGGTTTTCCTCGGCCGCCTCGTTGATCTTGTGGAGGAGGTCGAGAACCTCCGGGTCCTCGAGCAGCGCCGGGTCGTCGACCTCGAGCTCGAAGCCGGGAGTGATCGCGCCGAGATCAACCATCGGCAGCCGCCGTCAGCTCCTTGACGGGGATCGGCTTCGCCTGCCCCTGGCCGGGGAGGAGCCGGATGCCCTTCGCCGCGAGCGCCCGCTGCAACTCGGGGAAGCTGTGCTCGACACGGTCGGTCGCGTTGCCGGTGAGCAGGTTGAGCTTTTCGGTCGCGATGCCGCCCATGACGCCGGCCTCGTGGAGGATCTTGGCGAGATCCTTGAAGCCGACCTCGAGACCCTCACGCCGGCGCCAGAGGCCCTGCATCTCGGCGACGAGGCCCTCGCGCCGCTTGTAGTTGGAGTTGAGGCGGGCGACCATGACCTTGTCGAGCTCGACGTCGCCGGGGTCGCCGAGGATCTCCTCGATCAGCGCGTCGGCGTCGGGGATCTCGAGCGTCTCGGCAAGCTGGCGCTGGTCGACGTCGATCAGGGCGTTGAGCTCGCGGAGCTGATCCTCGGCGTCCTCGAGCTTCTCGTCGACTTCGGCGAGTTCCTTGTCCTTGCGCGTGAAGAGGGCGCGGATGCGATCGAGGACGTCCTCGGCGAGCTCGGAGCTGCGGCGGGCGAGGCGGTGGTAGTCGTCGGCCAGGCGGGCGCGCACCGTCTGTTCGACTTCGAGAAGGATCTGCTGGTAGCGCTCGGCGTGGACGTCGTAGGCCCAACTGCGCAGGGTGCCGTAGGGCACCTTGATCTCGGCCGAGCGGAGGAGTTTCTCGGTCGGCTTCTGGCGGCCACCTTCGAGTGCGAAGGCCGCGAGCGCCAGGTCGATTTCCTGGGAGCTGTAGTCCCGTTTCGCCACTAGCGCCGACCGTGGCGGCCGAGCGCGGCGAACTTCTTGGAGCCGTACTTCTTGCGACCGATGTAGGCCGCCAGGGCGCCGGGGTTACGGACGCCGCGCTGGGCGAGCTTGTTCTCGAGAGAGGCGAACCGCTGGCCGGAGCCGAGCGGGGGGAGCTTCTTGCCGCGGGCCATGCGCTACCTCCTTGGTTGGTCTGTCACCCCCGTTTCCTCACCCGGCGGGTGAGCTCGTCGAGGGCGTTCTTGCCGGGCTCGGTGTCCGGCGGATCGTCGAGGCCGAGGGCGATCCGGGTGAGCTCGGATTTGGTCGAGCCCGGCGGGATCTTGCGCTCGGGAAGAGTGACGCCGTCGCGGGCCATGCGCTCGATCGTCTCGAGGTCGGCCTCGCGGACGCGGATCTTGAACTGGCGGTCGATCGGGTCCTCGGTCTGAGGACCGCGCTTGAGGGGGCCGAATGCCATCGTCTACAGCGGGTCGGGCGGATCGTCAGGGAAGGGCCACTCGTCGGCGACGCCTTGCAGGCTCTTGGCGACGCCGCCGGCCAGCGGGAGCGGGGAAGCCATGCAGGTTTCGCAGACCCAGGCTTCGTCGCGCTCGGTCAGCCGGAAGACGCGCTCGCCCTGGCGAAGCTCGCGGTGACACTGGCCGCACTCTTCGCCCTCGAGCGGCGGGTAGTCGGCGGCGGGGTTGCCCTTCGCCTTCACTGACGTCTCGGCCCAAGCGCTCACAGGATGCCTCCGATCACTTCGACGGACAGGTGGACGATGTAGACGACGGAGCCGCCCAGGACGACCCCGTAGCCGAGCACCCAGCCGTAGGGGCTCACAGGACAGCCTCGACCGCGCGGACTACGCCGAGCCAGAAGAGGAACTCGCACTCGAGGAAGACGATGAACCAGGCCCAGGCGCCGAGCACTTCGGTCCAGTGGGCCTCCTCTACCGCATCCACACGCGCAGCCCTCCTACGTCCTGCGGGCGCGGCTGGCGATCGTCGCGGACGTCGGCCAGGTCGGCGATCGCGTCGACGCCGCAGAGCGCGATGAACTCGCGGAGCTTCTCCTGCGCCTTGGCGAAGCCGATCATTTCCCGGTCGATCTCGGCCTGCTTGTGCTCCGACATCGACGGGTAGCTGTCGGGCTCGGAGATCGTCATGGAGAGGAACTCTTCGACGATGTGCGGGAGGGCGAGCTGCTTCTTCTTCGGCAGCCGCACCGCGCCGCCGTCTTTGGTGAGCAGCTCGAGCGTCTCGCCGGTCTTGCGTTCGCGGGCCATCAGCGGCGGCAGGCGAAGCGGTCGCGGGCCTGCGTGACGGTGAAGATCGCGCCGTCGTGCTTCTCAGGGTCGCAAGCCTCGATCTGGATCACCACGCCGCTCCCCAGCTTCACGTCGGGCAGGTAGCCGCGCACGGCCTCGATCACCTTCTCTTCGCGCTCGGCGCGGGTCACGAGTTTTCCTGCTCGGCTTGGAACCGGATCAGGTCGGCCGGGATCAGGTCGCCGATCAGCCAGCGCAGAAGGTGCAGCGCCGAGTCGCGCTGGGCCTTGTAGGTGTCCTCGCTCGCCCGCGAGGCTTCGCGCTGGGCGAGCAGGGAGTCGCAGCGCGCGGTGAGGGCCTTGATCGTGTCGTCGCGGCGGCCGTCGACCTCCTTGGCGCCGTGGCCGAGCTCCTCCTCGGCGCAGTCGCGGCAGGCCCGCGGGATGCCGAAGTCGGAGAGCAACTCCGCGACGGCGTCCGCCACGCGCTCTGACGGGAAGACGTAGTCGGGGTGGTCTTCCATGAGCGGCCGGGTGCCGGCCCCGGCGGCCTGGTAGGCGACCTCGCTCACCCAAGCGTCGTCGCGGCCGTAGGGGATCGCGATCTCTCTGAGCGGCGGCGTCGAGCTCGCGCGCATCGGGAACGAGCCGACGCTGCGCCCGTCCTGATCCTCGAGCTCGATGAAGCGGTACTCCGGCGGCCCGTCCGGGTCGGAGACGTCCTCGAGCACGATCACGAGCTCCTTGGTGCCGGCGGGGACCTTGCCCTCGGCGCGGATCTTGTCCATTGCCCGCTGCTGCGCGTCGACGGTGGCGGCGAGTCCGTCTGCCGAGGCGCGGCGGATGTCGGCCTGGCGGCGCGTCTCCACGAGCTCGTCGGCCAGCGCCGTCACCCGCTGGGCGATCGTCAGGATCGCGCCCTCGCGGGTCCGCGGGATCTCGAACTGGTCGAGCAAGTCCATAGCCACCGAGGCGGGCGATCCCGACTCCGGGGTGGCGCCCTGGTCGACGACGCGGAGCAGGGCCTCCTCGACTCGATCGGCCAGCGCCAGCGGCAGGTCGCCCTCGAAGGGCCGGTCGTCCGGCTTGACGACGATCTCGGCGCCCTCGAGCGTCTCGCCGATCGTGTCGCGGATCAGCGCGCGCCGGGTGCCCTCCGCGGGCGGCGTCCCCTGCCAGCCGGGGTAGATGTAGCCGCTCTCGACGACCTCGCCCCCCTGGTCGCCTCCACCGCCGACCTCGGGATCGAGGTAGAGCACCGTCTCGCCGTCGACGAGCTCGGCATCGCCGACCAAGTGGCGCAGCTCGCGCCCGTCCTCGGTGCGGAGTTGCCAGGTCGGATTCGGCGGCGTATCCGGGTGCGGGATGCCCGCCTTCGCGAGCGCGACCTCGACGACTTCCTCGACGGTCTGCGTCGTGTACGTCTCGATCTTGAACGGGGCGCCGCTGACGACCACCTTCAAGTCGCAGGCGATCCGGTCGGCCACCTGTAGGTGTTTCGCCGACTCGTTCGACGTGCCCCCGCCGGGCCAGCGGATCGTGTAGCGCCAGTAGCCGGGCTGGCCGCGGAACTCGGTCCATGCCCGAGACTCGACTCGGCCGACTCGACCCGCGGGCTTGATCGCCGCGTCCGGGGTCGGCTCGACCGTCTCGTTGATCTCGAAGTGCGGTCCTGCGATCTCCACTCTCGTCTCCTCGCTCATGGGTTCCTGGGGGTGAGAGCGGGCCTCGCCACCGGCACGACCGCCAGGGTCCAGATGGCGAGGCCCTACGCCGTGCCCTAGGGAGTGTGCCGCCCCCGTAGCTGTCCGGCGATTCCTCGGACGGGCACCCTAGCGGGTTGACTCGACGGACGTGTACACAAGGCCGCTCTTTCGGCCAATTCTTGTAGAGGAGGGTGGAGATATATAGATGCGCCAGCGCCGGGATTCGCCCACTCCCCCGCCCCCCTGATTGTGCCGCCTGCGGTACATGATCGGGAGGGTTTCGAGGGTTCTGCATTCGCTTGATCGAACGCGCCCACTCGCAGAGCCAAGCAAGGGTTGACAGTCCGGCGGATATGTCCGACCACGTGCCGAGCTGAGCAGCGCAGCTCGCGCGCGCATTTGGTGCAGCGCGCGTAGAGCCAACGCGCCATCCGCTGCACGTCAACGCCGAGAGCAGAGCGGAACCGAACATGTGTCCACGTCCCGCCGATCCTCTGCTACGTGTACCCGCGATGCTGTACCGTGGGCGTTACATGAACGCAGCGCAACCGAAGGAGTGACGATGCACTACCAGCACAACAGCGGAGATCGTGTCCTGGTCCGCGCTGGCTACGGGGCGAGGAGCGGCCGCGTGGTCGAGCAGCTCGGCAAGTTCGGCCCCTATGGGGAGCCGCTCTACAGCGTCAAGCCGGACGGGGAGGAGTGGACGCCGGAGACTGCGTTCCTCTGCCCTCAGTCGATGCTCGGCACGATCAGCGACTATGAGGCCGAGCACAGCGAGACTGTCCCGGCTCTCTACGTCGGCGAGTCGGCCGAGAGCCTGACCACGGAACTAGCCGATCTGCTCAAGCTGGCGAACGTAGAGGAGGCCGAGCTCGACGAATGGAGCAATGACGAGCTGCTCGGCTTGGATATCGGCTACGGCGTCGCTGGGCCACTCAGCGCCGCGCAGGTCCGCGAGGAAGCAGAGGACCGCCTCAACGCGCTTCCTCTCTGCGTCGAAGCCTCGACCACGTTTGAAATCGTGCTCGGGACTGGCGGCCCTGATCGCCGCTTGCTGATCGAGTGCAGCGGGGGCGGCGTCGAGCTGGGGAGCGAGGACACCGCCGCCTCGCTGGAAATCCGCCGGGTGCTCTTCCGCTACTCATGGAGCAGCTCGGCTGAGGTCGAGCTGACCGGCGAGGCGAAGGAAGCCGCCGAAGAGTTCGCCCGCCGTGTGGTGCCGGAGCTGATCGAATGAGCGCCGCGCCGAGCTTCCACGTCCGCCGCCACGTCAACGGCAGCCACCGGGGCTATCGGAGCGACGTGAAGCCGACCGCCGTAGAGGCCGCCTCTCTGTGGCTCGACTGGTCCGGTGAGCCCGGATCGGTCAGCACGGCCGCAGAGCGGCTGCTCGACGGCGAGCAGCTCGTCAGCGAACGGGAAGACGAGATCGTGGTCGCTACGCCTCAGTGGGAGTACGTCGCTATCGACCTCGACGCGAACAATCGCCAGCCCGCCGGTACGTTCGGCTGGGGCATCTGCCGCCGTGGTCACGGCCTACAGGATCTCCCGAAGCTGAGCGAGCGTCAGGCCGTCGACCTGGCAGCCAAGCTCAACGCCTAGCCGCGCTTTGGAGCATCGCGCCGGTTCGACTCCGGCGCGCGGCCATGTACCGAACGCAGTACAACCGAAGGGAGCAGCACCCATGAACGCAGAAACCGAGATGGCCGGCGCTGACGGGCTCGGCGCAGCGCCACCCAACTACGCCGAGCGGCTGCGCAGGTTGCGCGAACTGATCGACGACGAGAGCCCGTCTGACGGCATCCACAATCCCGAGGTAGCGGAGCTGTTCGACGCCGCCGGGGAGGAGTGCATCTGCGCCGAACAGGACACGCCGGGCCATGCCGCTGGGTGCCCGTTGGGCGAGCTGCCCGAGTGCCCGCAGTTCCTCGCTTGCACGTCGGAGGGATCGGGCGAATCGAGCTACCGCGATAACCCGGACTTCTTCGCCGGAACGGCCGAGGAGGTCGGGGTGTGGGCGGCGGGCAGCTTCAACGAAGGCTGGGCGCTCAACTGGATCGTTGACCTTGAGAGCGGCAAGGGCGCACACTGGAAAGTGTCCGTCGCCGTGGAGGAGGTCTGACGATGGCGCGGACGAACGCAGAGCGCGCGGAGAAGGCGTACCGCGCGGTCCTCAACTACGAAGACGATTCAAGCGTGGAGGAGTGCATCTCCGACTTGCTCGGCGACCTGCGCCACCTGTGCGACGAGTCGGGCTATGACTACGCCGAGCGGGACGGCGTCGGCTATCGCAACTACCTCGCCGAGTTGGCCGAGGCCCGCGAAGCGCGAACCGAGAGCGCCTATGAGGCGCGCGAGCGGCTGATCGAGATCATCGGCGAAGACCGCATGAGCGAGGAGACGATCCGCAACCTGCTCGACGGATTCGACAGGGCATGAGAGGCCCGGATATGACGACGCCGGAGGGCCGCGCGGGACTCACCGCGCGGCTCGCGGCCAAGGGGCGCTTGGAGCCTGCCGGGGTTCGATTCCCCGGCGCTCCCCTGTACCAAACACAACCGAAGGGAGCAGCAATGCCAACGCTCGTTATCAACGTCGAGTGCGCCGACTCGTCGGACCTCGACTGGCTGCGGACCAAGGCCGTCGCCGTGGTCGAGGAACTCGTCGAGGACAACAAGGAGGAAGACCGACTCGACGGAGCGGTGGAGGTGTCCTGGGATATCGAGGACTGACCGATGCGGAGCGCGAAGGCGATCCGCCTAGAGATCGGCGCGACCGAGCAGGAACTCCACGAACACGAAGAGCGGGGGGTCGAGCTGCGAAAGCGGCTCGGCTCCGCTCTCGCCGAGGCCCGCGACCATCCCGAGCTGACGCTCGAAGAGGGCCGCCAGTTGCCGGAGCGGGAGATCACGCGACAGCGCGCCAATCGCCTGATCCGCGAGGCCGGTACGGCCAACGCCGCGCCCTGATTTTTGGCGCGGCGTTTTGGCTGCTACGTGAAGCCGGTACAGCCGGCATTCCGGCCCGTCTCATTCCGGCGGGCCGGAATAACGTAGTGGCGGCCGCCGGAGTCGAACCGGCCCCTCCGGGGGTATTCGCAGGTCGCGACAGCTACGACGTTCCTGCACGAGCCCCGACGATTTTCTCAACGCTTCCCGACCGCCGTGAGGTTCCTCCACCGGGCACCGTGATCCCTCCGTCCGGCCCCAGCAAAGCCGGTCCCCCAGGATCGTGCGCGCATCGACTCGGTTGCTTGGTCCGCTGGCTCCCGCGAGCCGCGGCCCGGCGAAGATTCCCGCCGCCTTGAGTGTGCCGCCAGGGAACGGCGACGGCGGGCGAGGAGGAGATCCTCTGCCTCACGGCCCCAGGGCACGGCTAGTGACTAGCGGCTCTGGGCTTGATCGCCAGGTATGGGGGCGATCTGCGCGCGGGCACCGCCATGATACCGCTTAGGAGGCCGGAAAACGCCGCTGGGCGAGAGATTCCAGACCACGTTCGTCAACAAACTCCTCGACGTCGTCGGGCAGCGCCAGGCGAGGGACGACGAGACGCTCGCCGCCAGTGAAGGAATCGAAGGGGCGATGGTGCTCCACGCACCCCGGCCCACCGTTGCGCGGGTCGTATTCGATCAGCATCATCAGCTCGGGATCGTCGAGCCCGTAGAGCTCGGGGCAGTTGCGCATTTCCTGCTTGCCGAGGAAGTGAAACGCCTCCCACTTCCCTTTGCAGAGCCGATGCTCGGGGTCGAAGGAGGCGAGCCAGCAAGCGGGCTTGTTGGCGATGAAGCGAACCGGCCGAGGCCGGGCCATAGCCGCCTCCCAGAAACCGTGTGAGATCTCGGGAGGCGGCTTGGCGATCGTCAACGTCGAGAGTCCGCGACGGGAACGACGGGAGAGCGGCCCTGCGCGATCATTTTGCGCTGCCGCCGCTTCCACTTCTTCGAGGGCCTGCGCGGCTTCGGCTTCATCGGGTCGGTCCTACGAGGCATCGGTTTCCTCCAATGCGATCTGGTTCGGGTCGACCGCGTCGGCCTCGGCCTTGCTCTTCTCGCGGCACATCTTCCCGCACTCCTCGCACTCGGTCAGCGGGATTCGCTCGGCCGGGACCGACTGGCCGTACTTCTCGCGCAGCTCCGACCGCGACAACGCCTCGCAGTCGGAGAGGGCTTCGTCGAGCTCGACCTCGCCCTTGCGGAGCGCCGGCAGGATCACGCTGAGCTTCGACATCTCGAGCTCGGCGAGTTCCTCCTGAGAGACACCCCGCTTGACGACGAGCTCCTCGTAGACCTCGATCAACTGGTAGGTGTGGCTGCGTTGGAGCCCGATGTCGGGGGAGCCGAGCCACGACTCGAACTTCTCGTAGCCCAGCGCCGTCCACATCTGCCCGGTGTAGAACTCGTGCAAGTGGCCGGCGAGGGCGATCCAGACCTGCTTGATCGCCCCCGTCCCCTTCTTGATCTTCTGCTCGACGGCGAACGCCTTTTTGGCGGCTCGCTCCTCGGGCGTCAGGGCCTTCCCCATCGCTAGAAGGGGATGTCGTCGTCTTTGGCGCCGCCCTTGCCGGGCTCCTCGACCGGCTTGGCATCGAACGCCTCTTCGAGCCCGGCCACGACAGCGTCGGACTCGGCCAGCGCCACGTAGCTCGCGACTTCGGAGAACGTTTTGCTCGGGTCCTTGCGGCCGGGCTTTTCGCGGACGACCGCCTTGGCCTGCCGGCCCTTGACGGAGATCCATTCAAACTCGCCGCTCGGAACCTCGACCCCGAACGCCTCGTAGATCTGGGCGACGCGGCCGAGGGCCTCCGCGGTGATGTGGACCCAATCGCGGATTTCGCCGCCCTTTTCTTCCCCGCCGATGGCCTCGAGCGTGAGGATCACGACCGGGTGATCGCCCTCGAAGCCGTCCTTGCCGGGTTCCTTGATCTCCTCGTCGACGACGCGAACGGGGTGCGTCCCGGTGCGCAGGATCAACCCGCCTCCCTTCCAGGGCTCGACGTCGTCGAGGCTCATCTTGAATCCCATCACTTGCCTCCTTTTTTGGTCGTCGCCTTGGTGGTGGTCGACGTGGTTTGCTCCTTGCCCTCGCCGGACTCCTCGGCCTCAGCCTCGGGCTCGGCGGCAAGTTCCTGTTGGCCTCCCGACATCGCCTCGACGGCGGTGGGAATCCACTCGCTCAGGTCGATGTCGCGGAGCTTGCCGAGCGAGCCGGAGCGGTCCTTCGCCCGGCGGCCGTTGGCTTCGACAAGCTGGGCTACGTAGCGGCGCGGGGTGTCGTCGCCCTCGGGGATCACCGCGCAGTAGCCGACGACGTCGACGGCGGCGACGAGCTTCTCGGGCAGCTTCTTCCCGCCGGTCGCCGGCCGCTTGATCGTGGCGCCGTCGTCCTCGTCGAGCTGCTCGTGAGCGATCAGCACGACGTTGATCGGCAGATCCTTGACCGCCCGGACGAACCGTTCGATCTTGGTGTTGACGTCGCCGTAGTTCTGCAACGACGCGCGGCCGCTGCCGGCGAGCTCCTCGACGAGCCGCTGGTAGACCTCGCCGACCGAGTCGATCACGAGCGTCTGCTCTTCGCACCCCTCGCGGATGTGCATGTAGATGTCGTCGAGATCCTTGGCGGTGACGATCGCCTTCTCGTGGATCTTGTCGTCGCCCCACTTGCCGCGAGCGAAGCGCAGGGCGCTTTCACCTTCGGCGTTGCCTACCAGGATCGGGCCGGGGGCCGAGCAGGCGTTGACGGTCTTGCCGGTGCCACCAGGGCCGTAGAGCAGGATGTTCATCGTCGGCGCTACGGCCGAGGGCTGGACGAAATCGAGCGGGGTCATGCTGGGACTACCTCCTCGTCGGTGCGGTTTCGCTTCGGCGGCCGCCTGTCAAACAGGGAGTCGACGAGCTCTTTGTCGTGTGGGTCGTTGCAGATCTCGCGGAAGCGGCAGCCGTTGCAGTTCTGCGGCTTGACGTTCCGCACCGGGTAGGTCTGCCCGGAGTCGAGGGCGGCGACCTGGCGGCCGAGGGAGATCAGCTCCGTGCCGCTCTCCTCGATCTCGCGGGGCGAGAGGAAGACGCGCTCGCGCTGGGACCAACGGCGGTCCCGCAGAGCGGCGACCATCGCCTCGTCGACCTCGACGCCGTATTCGGCGCAGGCCGCCTCGTAGAGCTCGGGAGTGGTGAGCTGGGCCTTGTCGGTGGACGGCGCCCGCCACACCATCTTCTTCTCCCCGGTGGGCTCTTTCGTCTCTTTGTCGAGGACGTCGACCTCGACCTCCCGGCCGACCCCCTTCTTGGAGTTGACGATCTTCGGCGGCTTCGGCTGCGCGTTGAGCCGCTCGTCGACGATCACCCCGGCGACGGGCCGGCCGTGCTCCCGTTCCCAGGCCCAGGCGTAGTAGCGGATCTGGCGCCCGTTCGTAATCAGCTCGAGCGCCGAGAGGGTTTCCCGCAGCTTGAACTCGACGAGCCAGATCCGGCCGTCCTCGTCTTCGAGGACGCCGTCGAAGAAGACCTGCAAGCGGTAGATGCTCGAGTCACCCTTGCCCGACCTCGAAGGCAGCGGCACGAGGAGCTCCTGCTCGAGGTCGCCGAGCCCAGCGAGCGGCACCGGGCGCGAGTCCTCTTCGACCGCGTACTGCTCGAGCAGCGCCCGCAGCTTCGAGGCCATCTGCCGGTGGGCCTCGGCGTCGTAGACCCCCTTGGCCTCGAGCTTCTTGGCTTCGGCGTCGAGCTTGGCGGTGAGGGCGATGATCCCGGCGTCGACCTTGTCCTCGGTCGCGGCGTGGAAGGCGGCGACTCCGGCGCCCCACGCGCTGCCCTCTTGCAGCCGCGTCGGCACCGCCCTCGGCTTGAGGCAGTCGCCGGCCAGGTAGCCGCCGTAGTTGAAGTCCCATTGGGCCTGACAGGTGAGGAGGTTGCCGGACTCGGTGAAGCTGATCGCTCGGATGCTCATCGCTGGGGGGCCTTTCGGTAGCGGCGGGATTTGCAGGTATCGAAGTGGTGCTTGTGCCGGGGGCGCATCTGATCGGCGGGGAGGCGAGCCGGCCGAGCCGTCAGCACCCCGCCTTCGTGAAGGAGGACGTAGCTGCCCTCGAAGGTGTTGATCGCGTCGACAGGGATCGTGCGGCCGCCGATCCGGGCGAACTTGATCGGCTCTTTGCAGTCGCGGCAAGCTGGCATTTAGAAGATGTCCTCGGGTCGAACTTCGCTGGGGGCATCCAGTGAATCCGGCCGGCCGGACAGAACGGTGGGACGCCGACCCTCGGTGTTTGCGGCCTCGCGCTCGGCCTTCGCCTCGGCCTTCGTCCTGCCGGCGCCGGGGCAGCGCTTCCGCATCCCCGGCCGGCCGTAGTCGTGGGCGTACATCGTGCCGTCGTCTTTGATCCTCGGGTGCCCGAGGCAGAAGGGGCATTGCACCTTCTCGGCCGAGGGGCTCACTCGTCCTCGACCTCCACCGCGCCCCGCATCGCGTCCTCGCCGAGCTGGTTGACGAGCTTGCGGATGAAGCGGACCTTGCCGGGCTTGTAGTGGCCGGCGCCTTCGAGCTTCTCGAGCTCCTTGTCGATCGCGTAGAGGGGCGACATCACCACCCGCTCCTTCTTCTCGCGGGCTCGACGGCAGATCTCTTCCTGGGCCTCCCGGCTGATCGCCTCGGGCTCGCCGGGGACGGCCTGCCCCGGCCGATCGGTGTAGGCCGATTCCTCGCCGGCCTCCGCGATCGCCGCGGGGTTGGTGACGTCCCTCGGCACCCCTTCCTCGTCGAAGCTGCGACGGATGCCGTCGTAGTCGGTGCTGTGGGGGTTCTGCCGGAGCAAGCGCGCCGGCTCGGTCGGATCGCGGGGGTTCTCGACGAGGCCGCCTCCGACCTCGTCTTCGATCCGCACTCGGCGCTTGGTTCCCATCAGTCGTCCCTTCGTTGGTCGTGGCCGGGTGGCGGTAGGTGGGTGTTGCCGACTTCGAGCTCCTCCTGCTCGTGGACCGGCTCGGGCTTGAGCCACATGAAGCGGTGGGTGCGGCTGCTCTGGGCGACCCGGATCGACTTCTTGAAGCCGTTGCGGACCTTGTCGAAGTAGATCTCGCCCTCCGGCTTGACGTTGGCCTCCTCGTCCTGGTCGCGGTGCAGGAAGAGCACGGCGTTGGCCGCCTGGGCGAGCGTCCCCGAGCCCTTGAGATCGACGCAGAGCGGCCGCGGCTTCACCCCCTTCGGGTCCTTCAACCGCTGCCGGTTCAAGTGGGCGACGAGGATCACGTGGCAGTTGGCCTGGGTGGCAACCTGCTTGAAGCGGCGAGTGATCGCGGCGGCGACCTCGGCTTTCTCGAAGCCGGGGATTTCGGTGACGGGGTCGACGGCGACGACGTCGTAATCGCCGAAGACGATCCGCTCGCAGATCCGGTCGGCGCTCCAATCGTCACACTCGAAGTAGTCGAAGGGGAGGCGGTTGTGCTTGTTGGCCGCCTCGAGCAAGCGGCTCATGTGCTTCGGCTCGAGCTGGTTGCGGAGGATGCGTTCGAGCGGCACCGCCGTCTGCGACGTCAGCCACCGGGCCGCCCGCTCCTCCTTGGACATCTCCGTGGCGAAGATCGCGCATTTGAAACCCTGCTGGTCGAAGCTGTCGAGGATCTCGTCGAGCGCGCAGCTCTTCCCCATGTTTTCCCAGCCGGCCAACACCGACATCTGCTTGCGCCGGTAGCCGCCGAGGACGCACTCGTTGAGCTCCGACCACGGCAGCTCCATGACCTCGCCCTCGGTGTCGCGGTCGAAGGTGTCGAAGAGATCCTCGAGGATGTCGGCGCCGGAGGTCCGCTCGGCGTCGATCGTGAAGTCCGACGTCGCCCTGGCGATCCCCTCGCGGATCAGCGAGGCCGACTTCTCTTCGTCGAAGCGCTCGCGCACCCCCTCTTGGATTAGCTGCGCGCCTTCGAGCTTCGCCCGAAGCTGGGCGTTGAGCAGCACGATCCGGGCGTAGTGCATCGCGTTCCCTGCCGCCGGCACCTTGGCCGCGAGCTCGAAGATCAGGTTCCTGTGCTCGGGCAGGGCGTCGGCGACGGTGAGCTGGTCAGCGGTGCCGTTGCGTTCGGCGACCTTCCCGATCGCGGCGAAGATCTCGCCGTGCTTGTCGAGGTAGAAGTGCTGGGGGACGAGGCCCGATTCGACCCGCACCCTCTTGAGCGCCGGCTCGGCGACGAGCATCGCCCCGAGCACCGACTCCTCGGCTTCGATGTTCTGCGGCGGGACGTCGCCGGGGTGCTGGTCGAGGACGACACTGCCGGCCACTAGTCGGCCTCCTGCTCTTCGCGGATTCGTTTCGCCTCGGCGTTGACGTCGAAGGCGGGGGTCGAATTGCTCGAGCGTTCCTCGGCGCGATCGAGCCACCATTCGATCCGCGATCGCCACGTCTCCCCTTTGGTCGGCCGCGGCTTGAAGATCTTGCCGAGCGAGTTGTACTTGCCGCCCGGCCGGTTCTTGTGTTTGCCCCGCTTCATGTGGAAGTCGCTGGCCTGGCACTCGGCGATCGCCTTTTCGACCTCCTCAAGGTCGGCGACCTTGAGCACAGCGCGAAGGATCTTCCGGTCGTCGGGTTGCAGCTCGCGCCCGCGCCCGCGGGGATTCATCTCAACTACGTACTTGTCCCAAGCGCTCTCGATCTTCTGGGTCGTCTCCGATTTGACGGTCTGCTGGGTAGGGGGTTGGGGGTTTTCTGGGTCTTCTTCCTTTGTGTCTTCTTCGTCGGAACTAGAGGTCCGGTCCTGACCGGAACTACAGGCCCGGTCAGGACCGGCACCAAAGAGGGTGTAGAGATTCGGCTTGTGGAGGCCCTGCTGTGTGATCTCGAGCAGGCCCGCGTCCTCGAGTTCGGTGAGGTACTTGCGGATCTGGCGATCGCCGACGCCGGCCAGCTCGCCGAGCTTCTTCTGCCCGACGAAGCACTCGTCGCTCTGCCAGGCGAAGGAACTGAGGAGGCCGTAGGTGAGGCGGGCGCCGGCCGAGAGGGTCGAGTCACGGAGGATCGCGTTGGGGATCTGCGTGAAGCCCTGTTGAGTGACGTCGTCGGCGAATCGAACGGCCTTGCGGGCGGCCTGGTCGCTCACCGATCTCCTCGCATCCTGTGACCCTGAATCACGGCGAGGAAGCTAGGTCCCCCAGCGGACGGAACGACAAAGGGCCGCCCCGAAGGACGGCCCTTTGCGACTGGCAGGGAGTGAGACTGGCGAGGGCGACCCTACGCTGGCCGCTCCCGTCGCGTCAACTCCCGACCCTGCAATTTGCGGGTCGCAGTTTGAACCGCCTCGGGGCTGAGCTCCCTACCGCGCCCTCTGCCGGCGATCGGGCGGAAGCGCTCGACGTCCCTGGGACAGTCGCGTTTCCAGTCGAAGGGCCGCATCGACTCAGGCATTTCCTCCCTCCTCGATTTGGTTGGGGCACTCCACGCCCTGCTCGCGGCAAACATGGCCGTCGCACCAATCGGAATCGCGGGCACAACCCCACTTGGGCAACGCCCGCTCGAGCACGTCGGCAACCGCTCGCGGCTCTTGATTGCGTAGATCCCCTCGCATCTTCTCGATCGCCAGCTCCACAACCCGACGTAGCCCCCACCACTGCTCGCGCTCTTCGACTAGACGCTCTTCGGCTGCGAACGCCCGCGTCTCTGCGTCCACGAGATGGTCATAGGTGATTGGTTGCCCTCGCTTGCGGCCAACGTAGATCTGGATGCCGGGGAAGCGGATCGTCATAGCCACCCTCCCACCACTTCGATCAGCCAGCCGCCGCCGAGGATCGCGAGTGGGATCACCCAGAGCGGCCAGAGCGGCTTGCCGACGTCGAGGATCGGGCCGCCGTCATGGAAGCGAGAGGGGTGCATCTAGCCCACCTTCCCGATGTAGGTGAAGGCGCAGTCGCCCAGGTCGATGATGTCGAGCTCGGCCGCTCTGGCGACGTCGTCTGCGTTCCAATCGTTGAGGTCGGCCGAGTAGGGCGGCCGCTCGCCGTCAGCCTCGGCCAGGTGGTCGGCGAGGGCCTCGTCGTCGATGTTGAGGTCAAGCTGGACGCGGTGAATCGACATATCCCTAACCCTCCACTCGAAGTAGAGAGTCAGCCAGGTCGAAGGTCGGGTTGTGCTCGAGGCCACCCGCGTCCTTCATGTAGATCATCGTCGTCGTCGGCGAGGCGTGGCCGACCGCGAGCTGCACCTGATGCAGCGGCGCCCCGTCCTGCAAGGCGAGGGTGACGAAGCTGCGCCGCAGGGAGTGGGGCGAGAGGTCGGGGTTGACGCCGATCCAGTCGGCCAGGGCCTTGACGCGATCCCAGGCCGTCTGCCGGGAGATCCCGACCAAGGGCTCGAGCACCGCCCCGGAGGCGTGTAGGCGCGGCAGGAGCGGCCCCTCCGTGCGTCCTGCGAGGAACTCGTCGATCGACGTGCAAACGATCGGCGCGAGTGGCACGACACCGCGCTTGCGGCCCTTGCGCACGACGTGGAGGGTGCGGTGCCCGCCGGAGCTGCCGAGATCCTCGACAGCGGCTTTCACCGCCTCCGAGACACGCAGGCCGTTGAGCCCGAGTAGGGAGACGAGCAAGAAGTCGCGTGGGTGGGTGTCGCGGGCGGCGAGGAGCAGCTTGCGCAGTTCCTCTCGATCGGCCCAGGGGGTCGTTAGGTCGGGTCGGCTGCTCATGCTCCCGCCTCCTGGGCGACGGCCTCGAGCATCTTGACCGCGAAGCCGTGGGTGTCGGGGTTCTCGCCCTCCAAGTTGAGGCGGGGGGCGAAGAAGCTCTTGACGTCGACGTCGCCGCCCTCCTCCTCTTGGGTGAGGACGATCGTAACCATGCCTTGCATCGGATCTCCTTCGGTTTGCCCCGGTTCCTGACGCCGGGATCGGCGCAGCCTACCATGTGTACACGTATTTGCTAGGGTCCTCGCTGTGGAGGCCCCAGGGATCAGCTTCCGAATGACGCCGGAGCAACGGCGCTTCTACGAGGGCGGTCCTCGGGTGATGGGCGGCCGCTCCAGTGGCCGGCGCTACGCGACCGAAATGTTCATCATCGCCACCGCGGCGAACGAGGAGGAGGCCAAGCTCGCGCTCGAGGATCTCCGCACCCACGGCATTGCGCTCCTCTCCGACGAGGGCAAGCGCGTCGAGCCGCCCCGTCGCAACGGCGCCCGCTTCGCCTGTGTGAAGTTCGACGAGGAGCCGCGGCGCGTCGCCGACTGCCTCGACTGCGACGGCGCCGGCTGTGAAAAGTGTGGCGGCACCGGCCGGAGGCTGGTGTCGTAGATGGGCCTCAACCTCGCCGCCCGCTGCCTCAACTGCAAAGTGCAGATGGGGATGCTGCGCGGCTACGAGTCGGCCGGGATCGCCGTCTTCGCCGAAGAGCACGGCCGCGGCCACCGCAAGCAGCTACAGGTCGACAACGGCTGGGCCGGCGAGGACGAATGGAGCGCCAGCGACGAAGGCTTCAAGGAAGACGTCTACCCGCCCGACTGGCCGCCCGCGAAGCAGCCCGAGCGCTACCGGCACCGGGGCTATTGAACGGTCTACGGATCATCGTGATCTTCGCGATCGCCTTCACCGCGGCCGAGTGGGGGAGCCGCGACGTCCGCTTCGGGGTGACGATCCTCGGCGTCGCCTTCGTCGCCTTCCTGCTCGGTCGACGGTGGGAGCAATGGGTTGACTGAGGAGCAGATCCGCCTCTACGCCGTGGCCCGCGTCGTCGTCCCCCGCCACGTCCAGATCCGCACCATCGCCGAGCCCGCGAGCAAGGGCACCCTCTACACGCTCGAGCTGATCCCGCCCGAAGGCGATTGCCGCTGGTTCGCCGTCCACTCCCTCACCCTCGACAGCGTCGACGACGACCGCCTGGCCCTCGAGCTCAGGGCCGCGATAGGCGGCTAGGCCGCGACGAGCTCGCGGTCGCGACGCCGGGTGAGCTCGGCGAAGGCGTCCTCGTCCCCGCTCGAGGCGAGACGTCGAAGATCCTCCCGGCTGCGGGAGGTCAGGGTGCAGTCGACGCCGGCAGCGCGCACTTCGGAGAGGAAGCCCACCGCGGCGAGGAGACGTTGTGTATCGGTACGAGGCTCGTGCATGGCCTCGTAGGGGAACAGGCCCGGCGGACGGAACCGGGAGGAAGTCCGGCCCGCCGGACTAGAAGGGCGACCGCCCCACCCCCGAGTCTCACGAGAACCAAGGGGGCGGGGCAGGTCGTCGGGGCGCGATCCTACAGGGGCAGAACCCCCAGCGCCAGGGCCGTGCCGTCGTGTTCGACACAGATCGAGGCGGGCTCACCTTCGAGGTCGCCCTCGTCGATGAACTCGACGTTCTCGAGGCCGTCGACCGTCGCGAGCAACTCCGCGAGGGCCTTGGCCTTGGCCTTGAGCTCGGCTTCCGTCACCGAACTACACCCGCTCCGGCCAGCGCCACGTGCCGTTGGCGATCTCCGCGCCGTCGCCCTCGGCGGCCAGCGGCACGTTGAACGCCTGGAACGAGCCGCCCCGGCTGTCCTCTCCCAGGAAGGGCGAGAAGACGGTCAGGTGGACCCGCTTCGGGCTCGTGAGCTCGGGGACGTCGCCCGAGTCGATCGCGGCCTGCGGAATCGACGCGATCGTGCCGTTGACCACGGCCGCCAGGTCGATCCCGCTCTCGGCCGAGCGGAACGTCACGACCCGACCGGGGGCGCAGCCCGCGGGGATCTCCGACGTGTCCTTCGGCTCTTCGGGCGCGGGGGGCTCGGTCGGCGTGTCGCCGCCGCCTTCCGCCGGCTGCTCGCCGCCGCCCTGGTCGCCGCCACCGGCCGGCGCTTCGGGTGCCGGCGTCTCCGGCGTCGCGACAACGTCGCCGATCTGCACCCCGGCCTCGTCGTGGACGTCGGGCAGGGTGATCTCGCACTCCTGGCCCTGGCCGATCGTCCTCGAGCTGAGGACCGTGTCCTCGGCGCCGTCGACGCCGGGGTTGATGAGATCGAGGACTGCGGCTTCCGCCGTCTGCCTCACCTTCAATTTCATAGCGCTCCCTTCGGAGAATTGGTTACTGGTTCGTCGAGCAAGCTACACGAGTTGGTGTACACGCGAGCGTGGCAACCCCGCAACGTGCGCAGAACGACAAAAGCCCCCCGCCCGGAGGGCGAGAGGCTCTGTCGCATGAACGAGATCCCGAAGGGAGATCCGCGAGGGGTGGAGTCTAGAGGATCACGATCGACACACCCGTTTGTTTGCCCGCTCCGGCGAACTCCTTGGAGCAGTCGAGCTGCACGACGTGGCGATCGTCGACGATCAACCCGCCCTGCGTCAGCCCGTCGAGCACCGCTCGAGCGAGCTTGTCGAGATCCCCGTCCTTGGAGGGCCAGTCGTACTTCGGTCCCCGCGGCCGCGGCATGACGAAGCGCAGGCCGATCTTGTAGGGCGGCTTGAGGAGGCCGACGCCTTTGGGCCGCTGGCCGAGGCACGACATCGCGATCGCTTCCACCCACGGCTTGCAGGCGTCGCTCGACTCCTTGCTCGCCCCGCCGCCAAGAAACACCCTCGAGCCCTTCGGCGCGGGGTGCCCCTTGACGACGAACTGCGCCCGGTTCACTCGCCGGCAGGGCCGGGCGGAACGGGCGCCTCCTCGGCGGGTGCCGGCGCCGGGACGGGCTCGGGCTCGACCTGCACCGGGTGCTCGTCGACGAACTGCCCGATCACGTCGAGGATGCCGGCGACGCCGCTGGCGATTTCCGCCTCGTTGATCGAGCCCTTCGCGATCCGGTCGTGCAGATCCGTGAGCGCCGCTCCGACCCCCTGCACGGTGCCGTGTGCGGAGAAGAACAGCGTGGTCGCCTGGTCGAGTTCGGCAAGGGCCTGGTCGAGGTCGGCGCTGTAGTCGATCGGCTCGCCCTTCTGCCACTGGTCGAACCACTTGTAGAAGAGGGTGACGGCGATCAGGCCGACGACCCCCATCGCCCCTGCGATCACCCCGGCCGGCAGGGTGACGCCGGGGACGTTGGCCGTCAGCCAGGCCGAGAGCCAGAGCGCCCCCGCGGTGATCGTGGGGGCGAGGACGAGCATGACGCGGTTGGGCGGGAAGACCGCTTGGAGGCGATCGCCGATGGTGCCGATGAGTCGTTTCACTTCTTCCTCCTTGACGTGTATTGCTGGGACGCGAAATGGCCGCGTGAGCCGCCCGGCCGGTAGGGCCGACCGAGCAGCTTGGCGACGAACCGCTTGACGGGCTCCGAGCTCACCCGGCGGCCGGGATCAGGTCGATGCCGTGGTGGCGCCGGATGTTGTTGAGCTCCTTGCGGAGCCGTTCCGTGTAGGCCGAGCTCGGGTGCAGCTTGTGGGAGCGGAAGAAGCGGGCGAGCAGGGTGACGTAGCCCTGCGGGTAGCCGTCTCCGCAATCGCTATGGCCGCTGCCCGAGATCCCCAGATCCTTGTGCTGGAAGATCCCCGCCTCGACGATCGCCGAGCCCGACACCTTGCCCGGCCGCAGCGGCACCCCGTAGTGGATGTGCCCGTAGAGCAGGAACTCGGCGGCGCCGTGGAGCTGGGCGTGGCGCTCCTTGAACCACTCGGCCTTCGAGTAGGCCGCGAAGGCGATCTGCTCGAGCGAGAGGGTGACGCTGTTGAAGTTGCAGACGGCCCACGCCTTCGCTGCGTCGGGGACATAGCGACCGAAGCGGCCGCGGACGTTGACGCCGACGTGCGCGCTGGCTTCCTCGTTGTGGAAGATCGAGCCGAGCGTCTTGAGGTCGGAGTCGCCGTCAGGGTGGTCGCTGCCCTCCGTGGTGTGCAGGACGAGGCCGTGGATGCGGGCGCCCTCGCGGCTGGACTGCTTGGGCGAGATGTCGGTGTAGTCGATGTTCATTCGGGATCTCCTCCGGTTAGACCGCCGAGGCCGACTTCGGCCCCGACACAGGTTTTGACGGCGCAGACTTCAACACCCGCACCGGACGACGAAGAGCCGCCAGGAGCCCCAGGAGGGCCGTTTCCGGGCGTTTCGGCCGGAGGACCGTGTTCGGCCGCCGGAGGCCCAGAGGGCGCGGGAGACGCTTCCTGGCTGCCTTCCTGGCCCCCGGAGGGGCCGGGTTGCTGGTGGCCGTGGTTGGACGGCTGTTGGGTGGCACCCCCTTTCTGATCGGGGGCCGTGGTGATCGCCGTGGTGCTCGAGGGCGCCGTCGACCGCGCCGGCGGCGGGTAGGTGGCGATCGCCAAGAAGGCCGCCCGGCACGGTGCGGAGTGGCGGCAGTTGACGAGCCCGACCCGGATGCGCTCGGCGCAGCTACGGGCGCGATTCAGGTGGTGCAGGGACTCTTGATCGCAAATCGCCTTGCTCACCCGCGTCACCTGGGGGCGGAGGACCTGGATTTCCCCTTCAAAGCGGTTCTGTCGCTGGATCTGCCAAACAGCGAACCCGGCGGCGATCGCCATCAGGGCAGCAACTACGACGAAGATCCTGAGCGAATGCTCTGCGATCCACGCCTCTCTTCCGTCGAGTTTCATCTGACCACCAGTCCAATCAGGGTCACGATCACCGCCAGGAGCGCCGTGCAGGCAGCCCCCAGGGAAACCACGGTTTGTCGGATGTTGCTTTCGCGACGGCCGCGCTCTTCTTTCCGCCACTCCTTGAAGTCCTCTCGCAATCCCCGGAGTTCATGGACGAGACCACCCTCCCCCCGAATGCCGAAGACCATCGCCTCGAGGTCGGCGAGGCGCTGTTCAACCCGCTCTGCCGGGCTCATCCGCCGAAGGCCCCGCTGTACTTGCCGGCCGAGCTCGAGGCCGACCCGGAGAATGCACCCCCGTACTTGCCCTGGCCCGGCAGCGGTTTCTTGGCGAGGGTGCCGCTGTACTTGCCGCCCTGCGTCGCCGAGGGGCCGGTTTCCCAGGCGTCTTCGACCGCTTGGAGCAGTTCGGTTTGGAGCTGGGAGAACGGCTTGCTCTTCGGCAGGTAGGGAGCCTCGGCCCGCTTCACCCGCTCGCCGGCAGCTTCGGCCTCGTGGATCTTGCGGATCACCCGCGGGAGGAGCTCGGGCTGCGGGGTGCCGCCCTTGCCGCCGTAGAGGAGGTCGATCACCATCTGCGAGTCGAACGGGCCGGGGATGTCCCCTTCGCCGTACTTGTCGCGGAAGTCTTTTTCGAGCCGCTTTTCCTTGGCGAACTGCTTGACGCTCTGCCCGATCAGGGGGTTGAAGAGCGAGCGCTGCTGGCGCCGCGGGTCCTGCTCGGCGAACGCCTGGCTGCCCGGCGAGGGGGCACCCTTGCCGAGGTCGGGGAGGCCGAGGAAGCGGGAGAGGGGCGAGAGGTTGGCGGCCTGGCGAGCGAGATACTCGAAACCGTTTTCGCCGAGGGGCTGATCGGTGTAGGCGTTTTTGCCGGAGAGGGCTTCGATCGGCAGCCCGAGCGCCGGGTTGAGGCCCTGCAACGCCTGCATCGGTTTCCGGTTGAGGATCGCCGACTGCACCGACCCGAGCCCAGCCGAGAAGCGCTGGCCGGCGGGGAGGATCGACTTGCCGTTGATTACCGGCTTGGTGTAGTCGACGACCGAGGGCGAGCCGCCTTCGAGTTCCGCGGCCTTCTTCACTTCGGCCGCGTTGACCGCCCCGAGCAGCGCCAGCGACGTCGCCGCGGCCGGGTGGTCAAGGGGGAAGTGGTAGAGGGTCCACAGCGCCGAGAAGCGCTGAAACGGGTAGAAGATCGCGAAGGGCGCGATGTGCTTCTCGAAGACGGTGAAGGCGTCCCAATTGCCGAGGATGCCCCGCATATCTTTCACGATGTTGTCGCCCAGGCGCGGGTGTTCGGCGATGTAGAGGGCGCGCTCCCCGCCGTCCATGCCCTTCATATCTTTGACCGCCTGGGCCTCGTTTTTGAAGAGGTTGCGGGCCGAGTAGCGCCACCCCTCGAAGCCCTTGTTGGCCCGCTTGAAGTCGCCCTCGATCCGGGCCAGGGCGGCGGCTTCGCGGAACTTGCCCGAGCGGGCGATGTCGAAGCGCGAGATCTTCGAGCCGTTGACGAGCTCCCAGGCGTGGCGCCAAGCCTGCTTCGGCGCGGCCGAGCGGACGGGGTCGAGGAAGCCCTCCGTCTCCTTGATGTTGGGAGCGCCGCGCAGACCGACCGAGGCGCCCATGACGGCGCGCACCCGGTTCTGCTCGGCGACCGGGAGCTTGTTGATCTGCTCGATCTGCTTGACGGCTTTGGGGAGGTTGACGACGTCGCGGCCGAGGGCGATCGCGCCGGGCACCCCTTCTTGGAAGAACTGGCTGAGCTCGAAGGCCGGCGAGTTGAGGATCGTCCGGGTGGCGAAGTTGGAGCCGTGGCCCGCCCATTTGGTGACGGCGCCCGGTCCCTCGAGATGCCCCATGAGCTCGTTGATCGCGACCGCGTCCATCGGCGCGAACTTGTCGCCTTTGACGCCGTGGGCTTTGGCCGCTTCCATCGCCGCGCGCAGCTCCTCCTTGCCGCCGCCGATCAACGCCTGGCCGTGCTCGAGCTCGGCTGCGAGGGCCTGCTTGAACTCGCTCTCGGCCGCGGGGGTGTCGCCCTCGAGCAGGGAGCGGAGCATCTGCGTCCGCACCGGCACCGTCCCCGGCGGCCACTCGTGATTGTTGATCGCCTTCTCGACCTGGCTGCGGGTCAGGTAGCGGTGCCCGCCGACTTTGCGGGAGAAGTGGTCGAAGATCCGGTTGAGCCCCGTCACCATCGCCGCTCGCCGGCGCGGAAGCACCGCAGAGTGGTGGAGCATCTGATCGAAGTCGGCGACCGCGTTGCCCGATTTGGCCGCGAGGCCCTGCGAGGCATGGACCGCTCGAGGCAGCCCGGTCCCGTAGCCGGGCTCGGCGCCGGGCATCTTCGAGGGCAGGACGTCGGCGAGGTAGGGCGTCGGCTCGCGCAGGCCCAGCCGCTTGAGCTCGGGCTTGATCTGTTTCAGGTGCCGTTGCAGCATCTCCGACGTCCACGGCACCGCCCTGGTCGTCGAGACGCCGCCCTCGGCGCCGCCATGCTCGGGCGGGGCCATCAGACGTCGACCGCCGCCAGCGTCTTCGAGCGCGTTCTGCAACGCCGCGGCGCGGGCCTGGTCTTTGCCGTCGCGGCTCTTCTTGAGCTGCTTGAGGTAGTCGTATGCCTCCGACCGGGACCATTCGCCCACCGGCTTCGGGCGCTCGGCGACGGCCAGGTGGCCGCCCTTCGGCGCCGTCCCCGGAGCGACGAGGCCGCGCCGTTCGAGCTCCTTGACCGCTTTGAGCTCTTTCGCCTGGGAGGGAAGCAGGCCCCCGGTGTCCTTCTTCGGGAGCAGCTTCAACGCCTCGGGCGTGACCATCTCCTCGGGTTTGAGCAGCCGGTGCTTGCCGGCCTCCTCGCGGATCGGGTTGACGAGCTGATCGAGCTGCGCCATGAACTGATGCCGCGGCGACGTCGCGACCTCCTTTTGCAGCTTGTCGAGCCGGCCGACCGCCTCCCAGAACTTCGGGTTACGGAAGACCTCCGGGTGGCTGATGATGTAGGCGGTCGCGTGGCGATCGAGGGCGACGCCGCCGGGGGACTTCCCCGCCTCGCCTTTTTCCCAGCCGCGGTGCAGGCGCTCGACGAAGGCCATCCCCTTCGCCTCGTTGTGGGGCAGCCCGTAGCGGCCGACAATGCGGAGCGCGGTGCCGACGTCGGCGACGTCCTTCTGCGTCGTCGCCTTCGATTTACGCAGCGGCTTGGCGACCTCTTCGACCGCCTTGCGGGCCTGGTTTTCCTCGTGTTTGATCCGGGCGAACTCGCGGGCGACGCGGTGCCTCGAGCGGCCTTTCTCGAGTATCCGGCCGACGCGCCGGTTGATGTAGTTCTCGCCGGGCCGCGACGTGTCGGGCACCGGGTGGGAGCGTTTGATCTTGCGCTGCGATCGCCGGGAGCGGTAGTCCCCGGCCTCCTGCGCCGCCCTGTCGGCTGCGATCGCCGCCTCGCGCTTCGGAGCCCGCTTGCCCTCGACAGCCGCCCTGGCGGCCGCACGTGCGTCCTCGTAAGCCTTGGTGCCCTTGAGCCGCCGCAGGGCCGCAGGGACGGGGATGAAGGGCACAGCGCCGGTTTCCTGCAAGGCCGAGCGCTCGACGCGGCGAGGATCGCCGGAGGCGAGATCCCCGACCATTTTCTTCGTCCCCTCGACGGCGAGCTTGCCCTGCTCGATCAGCGGGTCGGGCGAGCCCTTCTTGATCGACTCGACGCCGGCACCGCCGAGGACGAGCGGGTAGGCCAGCGCGCCGAGCCCGGCGTGAGCGGTCGTCTCCGCGTACTTGCCGGGGTGGCCGAGTGCGGCCGCGAGCTCGCCCTTGCCGAAGGCCGACAGGCGGTTGAGCGGATCGCCCGGCAGGACCCCCCCGCCTTCGGGTTTGACCGGCAGCACCGCCAGGGCGCCGGCACCGGAGCGGATCGGGTGACGCGCACTCGATCGAGCCGCCCTCTTCGCGGCCGCGCGGCGCCCCTCCTTGGTGGCAGCGGCACGACGAGCTCGCCGCGGTGCCTCGCGGACCCGCCGCGGCGTCTCCCGCACACGACGAGCTGCCCTCGAGGGCGACGTCTTCACCCGCTCGGCTCGAGCCCGGACGTGACTGCCCGCCTTCACGCGGATGCGCTTGGCGGCGACCTTGGCCCCGGCCTCGGCGGCGGTCTGCTCGGCCTCGGAGGCAACCTTCGAGGCGGCCTTCTTGCCGAGCGTCGCGGCGAGCCGCTCACCACCCGCCTCGAGGCCCTTGGCGACAGCGCGGCCGGCCAGCCCGCCTCCCGGCGCGGCCAGGGTGATCGCCGTGGTCAGGTCTTCGGGTTCGCCGAGCCCCTCGGAGCTGCGGTGAGGGCCTCCGGCAACCCGGCGCGATTTCTTGTAGGCCCGCGGGGCGACGTCTTTGAGCGCCTTCTCGGGGTAGTTCTCCCGCTTCGGCGATCCTTCCGGCGTCGCCTCTCGGGCTTTGGCGAGGGCCTGCGAGGCGAGGGCATGGCGAAGCCTCCGCGTGGCCTCGCGGAGTTTCGGGTCCTCGCTCCGCTTGAGCTTCTCTTCGGCCTTGCGGAGCGTCTGAATTGGGCGAGACGCATTCGCCAGCCGCACCTTCTTGGCTGCGGCGGCAGCCTCTTTCCTCGCCTGTGCCGCGTCGCGGCTGTCCTTCCGCTCGAGCTTGCGAGCTCGTTTGGCGGTGGGGGTCGATCCGTGGGAGAACTTGCGGCGTTCGGCCGAGCTCGCCTTCGAGCGGATCTTCTTGTTGCCCGACTCAGCCCGGTAGGGGCCGGTCGGCGACACGCGACCGCGGCCGCGCTTCTTCTTCGGTTTGGTCGGAGCCGGGGGACCGTCGACTTCTCCTCGACGAATCCGCCGCTCATAGGCGCCGGCCAACGGGGCTACCTCCCAGGTGCAGGGGGTCCGGCGACTTCGCCTCGCTTGACCCGCGAGTTGTAGCCGCGGCGCCTACCGGCCTTCGCCCGGTTGAGGAGCTTCTGCACGGCGCGATGAACCTCGCGGGGGGCACCACCGGCTTCGACGGCGAGCCGTTCGAGTTCGGCTGCCTCGGCCTTCGACTTCGGCGGGCCGGCCTGCGTGACGGCGCTGTGGACGAGCGCCGCGGCGTTCTGCCGTTCCTTGCGGTTGGTGTTCTTCTCGCCGGGCGAGAGGCCGCCATCCTTGCCGCTCTGCTTGTAGTGCTTGGCGGTGGCGCGCTGAGAGCGGGCCGACGTCCTCGCGTTGCGGCGGGAGATCCCGATCCGTTCCTGGGCCTGGCGGTTGCCGATCGCGTCCTGCCGCGCTTCCTGAGCAGCCTTGATCTGAGCGAGGGCAGCCTCGGCCGCTGCCGACCGTTCGGCCGAAGCGGCTTCGCGCTTTTGGAGCCGGAGCTGTTTCTGATCGGTCGAGTAGCTGCGGTCGGCTTCGCGGATCTTCTCCTTGTTGGAGACGCGGGCCTGGCCCTTTTCCTTGCGCTGGGCGGCGAGGTCAGCCTTGAGTTTGTCGCGACGCCGCTGCTCGGAGCGCCGTTCCTCGATCCCTTGCAACCGGGCCGCTGCCTTGTCGGAGCCGGTGCGGGCGACGAAGTTGGCTTGCTCGGAGATCGGGAGCTTCGCCTGATCGACCCGAGCGGCCGCCGCTGCCTGGCCGGCCTGGGCGATCTTGGCGAGCCCCGCGGTGTCCTTGGGGCCGCCGACGAGTTTGGCGAAGGCTTCGTCGGAAGCGCCGAGGGCAGCCTGATCGGCCGAGCTGCGGGCGCCGGCTTCGTTGAGCTGCGCCGTGGTGGTGTCCTCGACCGATTTCAACGCCGCGGCGCCCTGATCCTGGGCGCCCTGGTAGTCGGAGGCGAGCTGCGCGTACCACGAGCCGAGATCGGCTTCGCGCTTGCGGCTCCCCTTTACCTGCTCCCGCGTTTCGCGGATGCCGGGGTTGTATTCGGTCCCTGCCTCGGCGTTGGCGACACCGCCCGCCTGGCGGCCAGTGTGGGGGGCGAGGAACTGCCTGACGCTGTTACCGCCCCTGCCGCGACCACGGCCTCGTCCACCGCCACCGCCGACGTGTGACCCGGCACCGATCCGACCTCGACCTCGTCCTCGAGCCATCTAGACCCTCCCCCTTCCGGTGCGCGCGTTGACGCGGGCATTGATCGCTCGAGCCTGGGCGTTCATGGTGCGAGCCTGACCGGGGCGACGGACGTTGCGACCGTCTCGGCCGGGACCGCCCGGCACTCGCCCGCGACCGCGCACGGCGCCTTTCCGGCGACCGCTGCCAACGGCGAGCGGTTCCGGTTCTGAGGCCGCAGCGCGGTTGATCGCCCCTTCGCGGATCGCGTTCTGGCCGAGGGATTCGTCCCTGGCCGTCTGCGACACCCCGCGGGTGTAGGCCGCCTGCGCCGCGGCATAGCTGTCCTCGAGCGCTTTCTGATTTTTGTCGTATTCGCTCCGGGCGCCCGACTGCTTGTTGAGCGTCGAGCCCGCGTAGAGCTGGTTGCCGGCGGTGTTGGTGATCCCCCGCTGGTTGTTGTCGAGGTTGGTCTTGTTTTCGGCCGAGCGGCTGTAGGGGTTGCCCGCCCCCGAGCCGAAGCCGAGTTCGCTCTGCGCGGCCGCGTACTTCGCCGCCAGCGAGGCGCGGGTGTCGGCAGCTTCGTTGCCGAGTTCACCCGATTCCCGCTGCGCCTTGCTGTCCCAGGGCATCGGCGCCGGAGGCCCGAGCCCCCCGCCTTTGCCCCGGCCAGCGCCAGCACGACCGCCGACAGCGACGCGGCCGCGACCACGCTGACGAGCCCGCGCGTTGGCGAGCCTCCGTGCAGCGTTGGCGGTGTAGTTGCGACCGCGCGCCATCTATTCGGCCCCTGCCCCGGCCGGCTTGCGACCCTTCTTGCCTTCTTCTTCCCCGCCTTCGCCCCCGCCTTTCAGCTTCGAGCGAGCGCCCGCGAGCACCTGTGCGCGGTTGGCGACGAGTTTCTTGCGGATCGCCGCCAGTTTCGCGTTGCCGGGGTTGGCCTTGAGCTGCTTGTTGACCTGGGCGAAGGACTGCCCGCCGACTTGCAGCTTGTCCCGCCAGTTCGGCCCGAGGGCTTTGGCGAGCGTCTGTCGCTGCTGCATCGTCTTCTGCGCCTGCTGCTGGGTGATCGCGCCCGACTCGACCTTGGCTTGGAGCTGGCGCCCACCCGGACCCGGCATCGCCTGGCCGCCGACACCGACGCCTTTGCCGTTGGTCGCGCCCTGGCCGTTGCCGTTGGCACCGACCCCGCGCTGCGGTCGACCGCCGGCCGGACCCTGGCCAGGAGGGTTCATCATCCCGACGCCGGGCGGGTTCACGCGCCCGCCGGGAGCCGCGGGAGGAGCACCCTGATTCTGGCCCCTCGGTTTCGGCATCGGGCCGCTACGTGGCAAGTTGCCACCCGGCAGCCGTTCTACGCGACCTCGTCCGCCCCCGCGAGGGCGAGTGTTACCAAGTGCAGTTGCCATTCTTCGTTTCCTTTCCTACCTGTTGAGTAGTTCACCGTTGACTAAGACGTAGCGCGGCTTGTCTTGCACTTTGCCGCCAAGCATGATTTTCACAGTTATAAGGCCGGGGACGATCGCCAAGTTGTAGATCGCCGCGTACTGGATGATCGCGTTCGCCTGCTCGGCTTTCACGCCGCCGGAGTTGTCCGCGCCAATCGTCAAGAGCTCGGCGTTGGCTTCGCAAGTGACGCCGGAGACTTCGGTGACGGCATCCAAGACCCCGTCGATGTAGATCTTCGCCACTTTCCCGTTCTTCGTCGCCGTCACCTTGTAGACGCGGTTGAATTCGAGAGCGGTGGCCGAAGTGAGGATCACCGCGACGTTCGACTTGAGCAGTTCGAGTTTGCCGCCTTCGCTCAGCCGCAGGTAGGCGCCGTTTTTCCCCCGGCTGATGATGCCCCCGGTTTTCCCTGGGTAGGAGCGCACCACTACCGCTTGCAACGAGAAGTTGTCGGCGACGTCGAGATTGGCCGCGTCGGGGACTTCTATGTAGTCGTCTTCGGCGAGAGCGACAGAGCGCCCCTCTCCGCTCGAGAGCAGGCTCGGGTGGTGGCGGCCCATCGAATCGTTGGCTTTGGTGCCTTCCGTCTCCCCGAGTTCGTGCAAGGTGAGCAGCGAGAGGCGACTGAGGATCGCGTCCACATACCCCGACGCCGATGCCGCTTCGTAGTTTTCTTTGATCTCGGCGGGCGTCAATGCGGCGTGGTGCTGGGAGCAGAACTGCAAGGTGCCGTGGAAGGGCTCGGAGACGCCGAAGGCCCAGACATCTCGAGCGAGGCCGAGGGCACCCTCGTTACCGGCTTCACAGACAACTTCGGTGGAGGCTTCGGCGATCACTTCGCCGTTGAGGAAGAGCCTGACCTGGCTGCCGTTCTTCGTCGCCGCGACGTGGTAGATCGTCCCCACGGAGAGTTTGACGGCAGAAGCGAGGATGCCGGCGATCTGGCCCTTTAGGAGTTCGAGCTTGCCGTCTTCTGCGACGCGGAGATAGCCGCCTTTGGTCCCCCGGCTGATGATCCCGTTGTGACCGGAGCCCAGTTTGGAGAGCTTGATCCACGCCTCGAAGGTGAAGACGTCGTTGACCGGCGGGCAACTGAACGACCCGATCACGCTCGTAGAGGCGCCCGAGAACTTGGCCGACTTCCCCTCCCCGTTGGGGAGCAACGAGGGTTCGCCGCGGGACGTTTCTTCGTAGAGCCCTGCTCGAGGCGTCAGGTGGTAGCTGCCGTCGTTGGAGTCGGCCAGGTCGATCGCGTTGCCCGCCGCCTCGCCCAGCTCCCACACGCTGACGATCCCTTTGACCGCCAGGAGTTCGGAGAGGTAGCTCACGACGTGTCAATCCAGATGTCGAATTCGAGCATGTTTTTCGGTTCGACCGAGCCGATCCAGGTGTAGACCGGGAAGTTTTCACCCCGCGGCGTTTTGGCTTCTTTGCCGTGGACGATCACCCCCATCGCTTCTTCGAGCCCGAGCTGTTCGGGGAAGGATTCGGGTTCTTCCCCGCTGGGGGGTTCGAGGCCGCCTTCTTCGAGTTCTTCCCAGGTTGGGATCGAGTCGGCGGCGTTGCTTGGCTGGATCGGGAACTGCTGGCGGATCTCGTCGAAGTTGGCTTGAGTGCCGCGGTTGGCCGCGAGAAGCTCGCCGAGGAGGCGTCGGAGCCCTTCTTCGTCGAGGCCGGCTATGAGGTCTTCTTCGGGCATCAGCGTCCGATCCTCAGGGTCTTGCGCTCAGTGGCGGTGAAGCGGGGAGGCCCAAGCCTCGCCGGGTTCGCCAGGATGCTCGGGAAAGGCAGCGGCAGGCCCCGCTTGTTGTCGGTGCGGGAGGGAGCGGGGCCGACGCCGACGCTGGGAGTCGGAGCGGAGGCGGTCGCGCTCGCGGCTTTCGGAGCAACGATCAGCGGGATCAGGGGCGTCGGAGCGGAGGCGGTTGCCGAGGCAGGAGGAGCGACGATCGTGGCATTCGAGGCCGCACCGATTTTGAAGTGTTCTTCGATCTTCGCCGCTTCGAGGGCGACGTTGTAGAGGGCGAGGTATTGGATGTTGCCGGCGAACGCCGAACCCCCGGCCGCGGTCTTGCCGATGAACTTGGCAAGTTCGTTCGCGGCGACGGCGGCTTCGTTTTTGACCGTGACTTCGAGGAGTTTTCCGTCTACATACACTTTCCGCGTGGCGCCGTTCTTGACGACCACTACGTGGTGAGCGGTGTTGACGGCGATCGCGGGAGTCCCGAAGAAGAGGGTCGCCACCCCCGACTTCCCCATTTCCACTTTGCCTTCGTTCAACGACATCGCGGCGCTGTTGGTGTTGAGGTCGAGGATCTGCTTGAAGGTCGCCACAGAAGAGGGCTTGACCCAAGCCTCGATCGTCACCGCCTCGCCGATGTCCACCGTGGCGGATTTGGGGACTTTGAACCCGCCGCCGCCGAAGTTGCACGAAGCACCCTCGCCGTTCGGCAGGATGCTCGCCTGGGCGCGAGTGAGCGTGCCTTCCGGTTCCCCGTTGTTGGCGTTCTTCGCGTCGACCGCATTGCCGGTCGCCTCGTTGAGCGGCCAAACCGCCTGAATCCCCGCCGTCGCCAAGATGGCTTCGAGGTAGGTCACGCGGGTCCCCTAGCTGACGATGTCGCGCAGCACGCCGTCAGTCGCGTCCCATTCGATCTTGAAGATGCCCGAGGAAGTGCTCTTGTCTTCGCCGAAGTCGACATAGCCGAGAACTGGCGATTCAGCGCTCGACCCTTCGACCTTGTAGATCACCGCGTAGCGAGCGGTGAGAGTCGATTCAGCCCATTCCACGTCTTTCGCATCCATGCGGACGGTGTTGGAGGCAGCGTCGTAGGTGAGGGTCTTTTCGGAGAGCGCTTTGCCGCCCGCGGTGTAGCCGGTCCCCGTGATCTCGTTGGCGCTGACGTCGTTCCAGAAGTCGTGTTCGTCCTGGTTGGGGGTGTAGGCCGATTTAACGAGCGCCACCTTGATCGTGTCGTTCACCCAATCGACCCGCCGCGAAGCGGTGCCGCTGAATTGGCCCTTGATCGCCTGGCCGTACCACTTGGCCGAGACGGCGGCGAGCATCGCGAGCAGGTAGAAGATCATCCGTTCCTCCTTAGGGCTTCTGAGTCTCCGTCACCCGCGTCTCGCGAAGGTAGCGGTCCATGCGCTGCACCGACCACGGCGCGGCACCGGAGAATTGGTGGGAGAAGAGCGTCGCGGTCTGCCCCTTCTGCTTCTGGGCCTGGCCGACCGCCGGGGCGACGCCGAGTTTGTATTTGGTGCCGGCGCCGAGGGCTTTGTAGTCCTCGGCCACCTTCACCGTGACTTCCCCGGTCCCCCACAGCTTCGAGCCCACGAAGGTCTTTTCGTCGGCGTCTTCGAGTTCGTAGAACCCCGACTGCCAGCGACAGTCGAGATCCGCGGCCGAGGCGTCGGTGTCGACGGCCGGGGTGTAGAAGTAGACGCGCCGGTTGCCGGCGCCGGTCCCCGAGAAGAAGACCCGCGCCCGGTTGTTCGTCTGTTCGTTCCAGGCGACAAGGCAGTTGAGCGCTGCCGTGAAGATCGTCCAGCTCTGCGAGCGCAGGTCGAATTTCATCACTCGATCGACGATGCCGCCTGATTCGAGCCCGACGTAGAGGGCCTCCCCCAGGTAGGCGATGCCGGCGGCGTTCACCCAGCGCCGTTCCCCCAGGGTGGTGAGGATCGGGCCGAGGAGCGGCGCACTCTCGGCCAGCGGCGCCAGGTCGTCGGAGAGCAGGGAGGGTTCACCGCCGGTCGTCGCGTACACGCCGTGATCGGCGACGAAGTAGACCGAGTCGTTGCCGGCGACCACGCTCTCGGCCCGCTTGACGCCGGGCGCCCGCATCCGCGTCCCGAGCTCGACCGAGCGAAAGTTGAAGACGGGTTTGCCGTCGTTGTCGGCCGAGACGCCGTAGAAGATGAAGCAGCGCGTCTCCTTGAAGACGAAGATCATGCCGCCGAAGGCGACGCAGCCGGTGATCTCCTCACCATCGCCGGGGTTGAGCTGCACGTAGGCCGTGCCTTCGTATTCCTCGCCGTTGCCGGGCATGGAGAACCACACGTGGGAGCCGCTCGAGATCGCCCCGTTGGGGCCTCCTGCGGCCGTGGTGCCGGCGACAACCAAGCGGTTGCCGCCATCGGGCCACACGGCCAAGAAGCGGCCCTTCGGCATCGCCACGCCTTTCGCTTCGCCGACGTTGCACGTCGGGCTCGCGAAGTCGGTGCCGTCGTAGCGCTTGAGGGTGTTTTCCTGGTCGGCGATGTAGGTGTAGGAGGCCGAG